GCCAAGCTGCCCGTACATCAGTATTCGCCGGAAATGCAGGTTACCACCCAGCCCGCCGCTACCGCAGCGCCAAGGCCAACATAGATACGGAAACTGGCAGGCAGGGCAAATTCAAGCGGATAATCCACGTCGATTGTCGCCGCCGTGGTGCTGGCCGTGGTCGCCGGAAGCGATACTTCCCCGATAAAGCTGTTGTTGGTCGCAGTCGCGTTGGTCGAGCCGTTGTTGACATAGACCCGCATTACTGCCGCCACATTGGTTCCGCCCGCTTTCAGCCGCAGCCGCCGGACATAGGAACCGTTCGCGCCTGCGGTATGGACCAGGGCATTGTTGGCCGAAATGCCGGTATAGTCCGCCGCCGCCGCCGTGATCAGCGCGTTCATGCCGGTTGTGCTGTTGTTCGACAGGTCGCCGGACAGGGTATAAATCGGGGAGGTGTTGGCTGGCATCGTCTATCCTAACTCAGGTAATTACCCATCGACACCGCCAAACCGACACCACCCGGAGTGAGCGGATTGTACTGGCTGGCAATCGGGGTCAGAAAGCACTTTGCCGATCCAGACAGGCTTAACAGCGAACCTGTCGAAGACTGCGAAAGCGTGCGCGTAAGTGTGGTAGCACTCGCCCCTACAGTGCCTGTCCCAGTCTCCCACGCCGTGCCGTCCTCAATGGCGTACTGCACGACTGTGTTGTCAGGAATTGAAGCCGTTGCCATGGTCCTGAAGCCGGACGTTGCCGCACCCGCCGTGATTGTCCCGGTCCCGGTTGTCGCCGTCGAAAAGGAGACGCGATCAAAAAGCATCAGGAAATCCTGATCAGGCCCGTGGTCAAATCGTTGGTCGGCATCGTAATGGTAAAGTTCCCCGCCGTCACGGTCTGCGAGCCGAAGGTGAATACCGCCACGCCGTTGCCAGCCGTGTTGCTGGAATTGTACAGAAACACCGCATCGAACGCAGTTGAAAGCGTCACAGTGGTCCAGGCGAACGAAGCCGAAGGCGTCCAGAACGCAACAATGCCCGTGCCGCCCGTGTTTGCCGGGGCGGTCGCATTGGTCACGGTGACGCCGCCCGCCGTATAGCCCGTGCCGGTGACTTCGCCGGTGGTCGTATAGACCGTGCTGGAACGGTTCATGGTGGCGCTAACCAGATACAGCGCAGCCTTGAATACATCCTTGGTCGTAACCGTGCGCACCCCGTTGGCACCCTGCGCCCCGAAGGCGTGGGTCCCATTAAGTAAATCTACACGAAACGTGTCGAGTACAGCCTGAGTGTTAGCGATGATACCCTCCTATAGCTGCAAATACGCCCAGCGCTTGCCGGTGCGTATCTGTGAAATTGTTGATTGAGACAACCCGTATTGCGCCGCGATTGCCGCTTGCGGAGAAGTAGTCCTACGTATTTGGATTGCGTCTGCTTCGGTAATTTTCGACATGCCGTGAGTGTCCCCACGGGCGTTACGGCCTTTTGCCTTAGCGTCTTTCATATTGTCAGCTCGCGTTCCGAGCGAAAGATGGTTCGGATTGACGCATGATGGATTATCGCAGGAGTGCATCACATCACGCTCGTCAAGAACCCCATTGAACAGCCGATATGAGGCGCGATGCGCTAATTCATGGCGCGCTGGTGTGCGGAAGTTGCCATACCCGTTTTTCATGCGGAACGCCGTCCAAAGCCAGCATCCGTAATCTTGCTTCGCCACATGGCTCATGAAGCGATCAGTTTCGGGCATACGCGGACGGCCAGCCATGTCTTAAATGTCCCCTTGTTCACTGTTCAGCGCCTGCCCGGACAGGATGTTGACATGCACGTCACGCCGGACAAGTTCGCCGTCCAGGTGCCATTCGGTCGCAGTCACCCGCGCGCTTTCCTCGTCGCTGACAATATCGCTGGCGACCAGCCGCTCGCGCGCGATCAAGCCTTTGGTAGTGTGGACCATGCTCATTTGAAACTCCTACAGATCGTCACGGGTAGTGGTGTTGGGAATGTCATCGGTCTGGTTATCGGGCCGCGCATTCGGCTTCGGCACGCCTTCCGCCTTGACGTTCGGCGGGCGCAGTTGCGCGGGCTTCACATCGAAGTCGGCCCGGCATACCATCAAGCCGGTCCATTCGCGTTTTAATTGGCGCAGCGGGTATTCAAATCCGCACCGGTCGCAAAGCGCGCGCGTACCGCCTTCAACATACATGACGGCCTCCTGAAACTGTGCCCCGCCTTTTTATGGGCGCGGGGCCTTCCCATAATCACCGATAAATCAATGATTAAGCGCCTTGCGAACCATACACCCCACGCCAGTCACCCCAACCGGGGATATAGCGTTCGGTGGCCTTGGCCTTGGCGTTCTCGGTATCGAAGTCGTTGTCCTGCCGGAATTCCATCTCACGGCGCTGGAACGAAACCAGCCCCGCCGGAATGTCGGTGGTGACGAACCAGGCGTCGGTATCCGTAAGGTACGGATCAAGCACGACCTGATTGATGACGCCCTTGGCCTTCAACACGTTGATGTTGTTGGTGTTGGTCGTCGCGGTGCTGAGGCCGCTTTGCAGCTCGCTATCGAGAATGCGCGAGATATTCGCCCATTCGCTAGGGTGCGCGACAAGGGTACGCGGTTGCGCCCCGATCACGATCCCGCGCGCGTTCTGCATCAGCATGACGGCGGTTGCGGCGCTTTCAATCGCCACTTCCGAAATGTCCGCCGCTGTCAGCAGGTTCGATTGGTTGCCCGAAACGGTCGGGTGCGCCGCCGAAAACAGCGCCACACCGTCACCGCCCAGATACGAGCCGGAAAACCCGCGATTGAGGATATTCGCGTGGACGATGCACTTGGTGGCATTCATCGAACGCGCCAGTTCGCTGGCCCGTCGCTCCGACAGGCTCTTGTACTGGTTGTCCTCAAGCGCCTCACGCGTCACGATATAGCCGAGGCCATAGGTGATGTTGGTGAGACGGGTCTTGTAGCCCTCGCCATCCGTATCGTACTGGATCGCCGAGCCTTCCGACTTGGCGGCAGCCAGACCAAACCCGGTGACTTCGACGATTTCTTCATACGCCTTGTCGCTGGTTTCCATCTGGAAATAGGATTCGTAGTGCTTGGGCTGCTCGCGGTATTTGTTGCCGAACCACAGCTTGATGCCCGGCCACAGTGCGGACGGGTGAGTTGAACGAGAAATAGGCATTGTCCGTCCTCCTGTTAGACGCCGGTCACGCCGGTGTCGGGCGATTCGGTGGTTTCGATCAGACCGACCATCCAGACGGTGTTAACCGTCCCGATAGTGTTGTTCACCCGCTGGCCCTGGCCAACGATGCGAACCCCGGCACTGGTCGTCGCCTTGGTGGAACTGTCCAGCATATAGCCTGACAGCTTGGTGAAGGTGCTGCCCGTACCGGCAATAAGATCGACATTGTTGCCGATATCGGTCACCGCAAGGAAGCCGCCAACGCCGTCCTCGTTTGCCTCGAAAAGCAACGCGGGGTCGTCGGCAACCAGCACATAGTCCGCCGTCGAGGCGGCACGATAGCCAACCCTGACAGCGGTATCGACAACAGCGCCGGGGACCGGGGCAAACCCGACCACAACGCCGGTGATCCGGGCGCCAGCGGCGCTGCGGGTCACGGTGGAAACACCGTCTGCATCACCTGAACCGGCAATAATTACCGGGTCGCCGATGAACAGCGCAGTGCCGTCAGAAGCGGGGACGAAATACATGTTCGCCGCGCCATTGTAGGATTCGCCGCTTTTGTAGCGAACCGGGCGTAGTCCAAAGGGCATGATAGCCTCCTGTTAGATTTTGTTGCCGGGAACCGAGTACATCTCGGCCCCCTGTTCCACGGCTTGCGCCGCATCGGGGCGGGCCATCTGCGCCGCAACGGTGTTGTCGATCCGGGCCAGCTTCTCTGCCCGGTCCTGTTCCATGAACCGTTTCGGCTTCATCAGCAGGTGTTGCTTCATCGCTCCGCCTGCCCGACCAGTTCCCGCATGAATGGGATCGACGCCGGGCACATGGTCCCAGTCGTCGTTTTGCGTCAGTTGCTGGATACGGCCTTCGTCATCACGGCCCCAACGAAACTCCATGTCAGGGTGTGCTTTGATGACTTCCGCCGGAATTGCCAGCTTCAACGCGGTTCCGCCGGTTCTCCGGCGGCGT